AGTGCGGTAGCTGGATTCTTAGGATTTACTGAAAGTGAATTAAATAATCGTCTTTATCAAACAAAGGGCCAACGGTTCAAAAATGAAGAATTAATCGCTATTCAGCTTGAATATGGCTGCACTGATTTTATCGAGGAGCTTTGCCGAAATGCCGGTGGACGATTTGTAAAAGATACCGATGCAGACAATCTAGATGCCGTGGAAATGGCAAATATCCAACTACACGAATTATCAGCTAGAGGAATGCTTTTTGGTGTGTTGGAAGATGCGTTAAAAGATGGCGAAATCACTCCAGGAGAAGAAGAGATTATTCGAAAATTATTAAACCAGCATTTAGCTGCAACACAACATTCTATTGAATGTGTGATTTCACTTAATAAACGGCAATAAAAAACCACGGCGGCCACCGTGGTTAATTACACTCACAAGGAGTTCACAAGATGAATGAATTATTACCGATTAATGATAAAAATGCAAGTGCATTAACAATGAGCAGTCGAGAAATAACAAAACTTGTTAATTCTAGACATAGTGACGTGTGTAAAAGCATTGAAACGCTTATTTCAAAAGGTGTGATTGGGGGGTATCAGCCGAAACCGTACACCCACCCACAGAATGGTCAAATCTACTATGAGTACTTTTTGAATAAGCGCGACACTTATATTTTAGTAGCTCAGTTTTCACCGGAATTCACAGCGGCAGTTATTGACCGTTGGCAAGAGTTAGAAAACCAACAAAATCCGACCGCACTTTTACCGCAGAATTATCTTCAAGCCTTAGAGCAGTTGGTGGCATCAGAGAAAGAGAAGCAAGCTTTAGCGTTAGAGAATAAAGCGATGAAACCTAAAGCGGACTTTGTGGATCTTTATGTTGATATTGGCACAACAAAATCATTACGCGAAACGGCAAAAATCTTAAATATGCCAGAGAAAGCGATGATAGCTGCACTAGAGAGAGATAAAGCGTTATATCGTCAATCAGGCAATCTTATTCCATATTCAGATAAACAAAGCCGTGGCTTATTTACAGTGAAAACTGGTACAGCAGAGCACGGTCACAACTTTACACAAACTCGCGTGACATCGAAAGGTATTCAATGGATCGCACAACGTTACGCTTCGGAGTTAATGCTATGAGCAAATTTATCCCTAATTCTTTTCAGATCCCTAATGCTTTTGTAGATGAAGTGATGTTTGCCCTTTCTGGTAACGCTGTAAAGGCCTATTTGTTGGTGGCTCGTAAAACGACTGGTTGGCAGAAAGAAAGTGATTTTATTTCTATTGAACAATTCAAACAATTCACTGGCATTAACCGAGATAAGACTATCTATGAAATTCTTAAAGAACTTGAAGAAGTTGGTTTGATTCGTACTGTTAAAACAGCTGGAAGAACGACTGAATTCTATTTAGTGAAAGACCTTCCTAACGTTGAAAATAAACCAGTGGCGAAAAGTGCTACCAGTGGCGAAAAACGCCACCAGTTACAAAAAGCGCCACCAGTGGCGAAAAGTGCTACCAGTGGCGAAAAACGCCACCAGTTACAAAAAGCGCCACCAGTGGCGAAAAGTGCCACGACACCAGTGGCGGAAAACGCCACCGCTACCAGTGGCGAAAAACGCCACCCTACAAAAACAAATAATAAAACAAATATAAATAACCCCCCTATAGTCCCCCCAGCTGAGCAAGTTGTATTGGATTATTTGAACATGGCATTGGCGAATCTCGCTGAAGAACAAGGCGAACGTAAACCAACAGGCTACAAGCTCACTGACAAAACAAAACAAGCGATTGGTGCTAGATTGGCTGAATTTGATTTGGGTGTGTGTAAACGTGTGGTGGATTATCTCGTGTCGAAATGGGGCCGTGATCCGAAAATGGTTGAGTATCTCCGACCAAGTACGATTTTCCGTCCAACAAACTTCGGTGAGTATGTTGTCGGCTCAGAACGTTGGGATAACAAGGGCAGACCAGAAATGCGAGACGGTGCATGGGTGATGGCTGATGGCACGATGTTAAAACCGAAAGGCAGTGCACCAAACCCGGCAAGCAAAAGCACCGATTGGGCAAAGGGCAGACAAATTCAAATTCGTAATCCGCAAGTAGCGGAAAAACTACGCAAAATGGGGATGTTGAAATGAACGTGGCAATCAGACAAGAAAATTGCGTTTCAGGGGTTGATTTAAATACTCATGTTTCAGAATTAGTGAATCAGTTATTCAATCGCTTGTGTGCTTACTGCAACCGTTGGCGCTATAACTACCCAACAGACGAAGCATTGGAAGAAGCGAAGTTTATTTGGATTGAAGAGTTAGTGAACCATGATGTTTTATCTGTGGATATGTTAGAGCGTGGATTAGCAAGAGTTCGTGCAGCAAGAAATGATTATTTCCCAAACCTGTTTGATTTCATCGAATGGTGCAAAATTCCGATGGATTTACCGTCAGAAGAAGAATTAGTACAGCGTTTAGCCAGTTTCCAACGTTACGGGATGGCTGATGTAGATAAATTTAAATTCAACTCTACCGTGGAATATTGGTTGATCACTGATTTGTATTGTCGTTGTCGTCGATACACTTGGTCAGTAGAGCAGTTGCGCAAAGAAATTAAACAAGCATTACGCAATATGGCTGATCGTTTAAAAAATGGTGAAGTATTACCGGAGCCAACAAAACAGTTACCATCGCAAGCGACATCAATGCCAGTTTCAAAAACACGTCAAGCAGAGATCATTGCAAGCATTAAAGGATCGTTGCGGGGGCATTAATGCAAGTATTGTTATTAACACCATATAAACAATCAGACCTTGGTTTAATGATGTTTAGAATTCCGCGCAATGCTGCACAAGTAATGACGAAGAGAATGGTGTTAATGCCAGAGCCTACTGAATTACAACATAAGGAATCTGGTGTAGTTAATTGGCAAGGAGCTATTAGTGAAGAATTTCCACCGTTGGTGGTGGATTTCTTAAAAAATAAGGAAGTGCGGTCAAAATTACTTACAAAAAAAGCGTTGATGAATTTTGTGGCCAGTATTAAGCATTGTCAGTTGAGTGATGGTGAATACTGCCATAAAGAATTAACAATTACTCCGCACTTAGACGGTTTTATTAGAACTTGTTGGCACCATGATACAGAAATGCGCAAGGGAAACTACGATGCAGAAAAAGCATCGTTGGTGGTGGAACAAAATATAGAGCAAGCAATCATTGCAAAAATCCAAGTGGATTTAAAGCATGCCCGCCCTTTAACGGAATCAGATTTAGTACTGTATTGTTTTAAGAATGGACTTCAACGTTTATTAAGTGATGTGTTATTAAGAAAGGTTTTTAGTGTTAAAAATTACGAACGAGACAATAAAGAAAGTTCTACTCGTTTTGAAGATCCTCTTATTTATCACATGGACCGTTTAGATAAAGCTATTTTAAATTTAAAAGCTGATGATGATCCTCCACTTCAATATATGGCAAGACCAAAGCCACAATATATCCGTTCTGAAAAATGGTTACGTTGGGTAAAAACTCAGCCTTGTGTATGTTGTGGTAAACAAGCAGATGATCCACATCATTTAATTGGCCATGGTAATGGTGTGATGGGAAGTAAAGCAGATGATTTGGATTGTATTCCGCTTTGCCGAATTCATCACAATGAATTACATCAAAACGTAAAAGCATTTGAAGAAAAGTATGGTTCACAAATAGAGCTTTGGCATAAGTTCTTTTTATACTCCATCAAGATTGGTGCATTAGTGATTGATTAATAGTTTAACAATCAAAAGTGCGGTCTTTTTTAAAGTGAGATTTCTATGACAACGATAACACTTGAACTACCATTCCCACCTTCGGTTAATACTTACTGGCGCAGAGTAAATGGGAAAACATTAATTAGCGCAAAAGGACGTGCTTATGCTGCACAGGTTGCGTGGATGACTAGACGCTCAGCAAGATTTCCAGCGGGTATTCGTGCTGCAGTGGTGGTGGAAGCATTTATGCCGGATAGAAGAATGCGTGATTTGGATAATCTTTTTAAATCATTATTAGATGCGTTAGTGAAAGCTGGCGTGTTGGTGGACGATAGTGTTATTGATGATTTGCGAATTGTACGCAAATGTGTAGTCAAGGGTGGAAAGGTTTTAGTGTCGATTAGTGAGGTGGTAAATGACTTATAGCGTTGAGCGAATTTTAGAAAAATGGGGTAGTTGTTGGGGGCGTGACAGAATTGGCACAGAATATCCAAGCACAACAATCTCAATCCCAGTGCTACCGACAGCAAGAAAGGCCTACATTAAGTTTTTAACCGATGATGAGTGTTTAAAAGTAGAGACTCAAATAATTAACCTACACGATGACAACTTATTGCAATATCAAATAGTAATGGGCTTATACGTACAACAAGCAAGCGAGAGAGAGATTTGCAATGCTCTTAACATCTCACCAGCTAAAATGTACAGAGAACGTGCGCAAGGTATTAGATTTTTAAAAGGCGCTTTTGTCGCTGCTAAAATAAAATTTATGTTTTTAGGATAATAAAAATGGCGCAATCAAAGCGCCATTTTTATTTATGCTAGTTTTTTAATAATCTCTTCAATTTTTAACTGTCTCGCTTTTAATAGCGAGATAATATCAAACCAGACACCAGTAGGGATTTTACGCTCACCAGAAATCCAAGCGCGCATACGTCTTGGGCTAGATAAATTAAGATCTCTAGATAAAGCAGTTTGCCATTGATCGCCATATAGAGCATTGCCTACTACAGCTAACTCGTTAGCACCATAGTTTGCTACATTATCTGTTATCTTGGCGTAATGATAGTAACCTAACCAAAAAGCACCTTGAGCGTCAAACTCCATTTTGTCTTTAGGGTCGGTTAAATCGCTCGGGATTTTATCCATTAGGCGCATAACCTCATCTTGGTTACCTGTATTGATAATATCTCCGCGCTGACTCATTAAGCCAATCCCTTTAGCCGGGAATCTGATAATGGTATTTTGTACATTGACTGGCACATCAACCCCATAAACGCAGCGGACAAGCTGACCTACAGTATACATGATTTCTTTGTAATTCATTTTTTGAGTCTCCAATAGAGTAAGATTAACCCCACTTAATTTAGTGGGGTATTGATTTATTAAGCGATGATTAATTGTTCTTGTTCGGTTATAGTTAAGCTATTGATTAGCGCTTTACGTCTTTTTTCGATTTGGTTAGCTCGTTTTACAATTAAACTTGCTATACGTTGCATCTTGTCAGCAACTTCTGGTTTTTGGTCGCAGGCTTGTTGGTATGCTATCGCAACTGCAAAAAATCCGTTTTTATCATCAACCACAATATTTAATTGTTGGTTTAAGTTATCATACGCATCTTGCAATTTAGTTGTAATCCAATCTGCTGATGGGGTTAGGTGGTTTAGTTGTTGGTTTAAGTTTTTCATAATCGCCTCCTTTAGGCTTATTAGTTAGCGGCTCCATAGCCATCTCTTGTTTAGATGAGCCTATTATAAGGCTCAAGAATGGTTATGTCAATATCTTTTTTAAAAAAAATTAAAAATTTTTTAATTTATTTTTTGAATTATTTTGTTGACAGCTTGCA